AAGTTGATATGCCTAGTTCTGTAGGAATCGGAGCGGGGAATGGAATTATTCAGAACGGTGGAGGTCAAGGTTTTGGAACCTTTGGGCCTAACTTTGGCATTAGACAGTTTGCCAAGGGAGGCATCGTAACCGGGCCTACGAACGCCTTGATCGGCGAGGGGGGTATGAATGAAGCCGTGGTTCCATTACCAAATGGTCGATCTATACCAGTCGATATGGGTAAAGGTGGAGGAGCGGGAGCTGTTCAAACCAATATCACGGTTAATGTTGATCAAGGTGGTCAGACCGATACACAATCGTCTGGTGATAATGCCAATAAACTAGGTAAAGCCATCGACTCCGCTGTCAAGCGTGTGATCATGGATGAGCGCAGAGTTGGAGGACTTCTTTACAATGGCCGACGTTAATTTAACTCTTGATCTTCGTCTAGATATACAGGAGGTTACTTCACACAGAGTCCGTAAATATGGTTACGGAGATGGCTATGAAGTCATTGCATCTGATGGAATTAATTCACGTATGACTGAATATGCAGTCAAAACAGAACCAATCAGGGCTGGTGGTATTCAAACTCAATTCCAAAACAGACTCGACAAGGTCTGCAAGGGAGATTACTTCTTGACAACACTGACGCCTTTTTCAACTGAGCAACGTCGGTATCGTCTAAAGGATTCAACTTACCAGCGTCGGATCATGCCCGCCAGCGGTGCCATGGAATTTAGCTTCACATTAATCGAGGCACACGCTTATGCCTAATCAAAAAATAATTAAGCAGAGTCGGAAACTAGTTCAAGATTCTCCGATTATCCTTTTTCATATAACTGGGAACAGTTCAACTTTTGCGTCTTCATGGACGAATGATTTATTTCTTGTGTCTCCAGAGCAGTCTGGTGGTAACTCTGTTCAATATGTAGACAGAGATGGCGTAATGCGTACCTATCTACCTCTACCAATTGCAGCATCAGGCTTTGAATTAAGTGGCAGTAATTCATTGCCACAGCCAAAGCTAAGCATTTCAAACGTGTATGGGCAGATGACACTATATAATTTAGATTTTGAAGATCTAATTGGTTTTAGCGTTACCCGCATAAGGACTTATGCCAAGTATTTGAAAGCAATTGATGGTGTGGCTCAGTCATCATATGACGCGAACGCACATTTCACGCCCGACACATGGTGGTTTTCACGTAAAACCGAGGAAACCAAATTAGGTGTTGTGTACGAACTCAATTCCGTATTTGACCTTGAGGGCTTAAATCTGCCTAAGCGCAGGATGTACAGCAATTATTGCCCGTTTGAGTACCGTGGGCCTGAGTGTAATTACACTGGATCTGCGGTCAGTTCGCCTGATGAGTGTCCCAAAACTCTAGGTGCATGTAAGGAGCGATTCGGCACTGACTTACGTTTTGGGGGCTTCCCTGCCACCACTAATTCATAGCAGTTATGGCCAAGCTTTTACATCGTCGTATAGCCCAGATATCCCGTAAGGCATTGCCAGACGAGGCCTGTGGGTTTGTCGTTGATGGAAAACCCGTACAGGTTGCAAACCAAGCTGATGAGCCTGAGGGAGGTTTTTTAATCTCCGCTCAAGATTATTTAAAATACAGTACGGATGTAATTTTTCATTCACATCCTGTAGGTGACCATAGTTTTAGTGAGCACGACATAGTTGTATCCGCCAATATGGAACTAACCTCTTATTTATATGTTGTCGAAGCAGACAGGCTTGAGATCCTTAGTCCTGCCGGTCAGATCGAAACTTTTGACAAGGTTTTAAACAGATGATGAAGATACGGCTAGAGGGAGTAGCAGGCAAACGCTTTGGCTATGAGCATGAATTAAATGTGCGCACACCTAATGAAGCGATAAGAGCTTTGTGCCATCTCTTGCCAGGTTTCCGTGCATTCTTATCTTCAGCGCATGAATTTGGTGTTTATTTTCAACTTTTAAATAGCGAGGAGTTGGTTGGCTATGACCACCTTTCGTTTGGAACATCTCAGATGACTTTGGTTCCAGTCATTACGGGCTCATTTTTTGGCAGCAGTTTTGGAAAAATTCTTATTGGTATTGCTTTAGTCGCTTTTGCCTTCACAGGCTTCGGCTTGATGACAGTGGGAGCTGCTATTGCACCTGCCATTGCATCTTTAGGTTTTGGTTTAATTTTCTCAGGTGTTGCGGGGTTATTTGCCCCAGGAGTACCAGACCCATCCTCGACAGAGGAAGGCCGTCCAGCGGATGATGCTATTACAAATGCGGCATCAGCCACAGCAGCCGATGGTACGCCTGTGCCGGTTGTGTATGGAGAGACGCTTGTCACCAGAATGCCAGTTGTCAGCTCATATATTCAAGACGGAACTGATATCGATGAGCCCAAGGGGTTTTGGATGGCGGTTGTTTCTGAGGGGGAAATTGCTGGATTTGCAGGCTCACAGGATGATAATTTGTTCTTCAACGGCTTGAAGGCGGCAGCAGCTGGAGTAGATAATATTCAGTTCACTAATGGCACACAAACTTCATCATCGTCTTTAAATCTGCTCCAGAATCAAGGTTTTCATCTTCGTATTGGAGCGTCCTTTCCTAAAGCTGGTGGTAGTTATGAAGACCGTATTAGCGAGGCACAATCACCTAGTCCAACAGAAATAAGATCGATTAATAATTCATATGCCGATAAGCTACGGGTGCGTATTCAAGAAGGGCCGTGCTTTCAGACGAAGACCCGAAGCGTAGTCAGCAACGGCAAAACTAGTACTTCTTATAGAGATTATACAGAGACTGATGACAGTGGAGGTGCAAATAATCCGCTTGTATATAAGATCACAGCCTTTGCTAATGGTGCGCAATTTTACCAAGTAAGCATTGAACGTTCTAGAAATTTATCAAACACGGTGGCTGTTCATGAGATTCCCATTACTGGAGTGCAGCACCCAGTATCAGTAAAAGTTGAGAGAATTGATCGCGGGGATGTTAGAGGGCCAGTTACTAAGAAAGGCGGTAACAGCACCACACAGTTCACATGGACTAAGGCCGATATTACGTGGCTATCGATGGAAGTTTTATGGAATGAGAAACTTGTTTATCCCTTTACTTCTATGCTTGCGTGTAGTTTCCCTGCAGGTGCTACAACAACTCTCCCCGCCATAACGGCAAAGATCAGAGGTCGAAAGGTTCCAGTTCTTAGCAGCAGCCTAAGTGTCAGTTATCAGTATTCTCGTAATCCTGCATGTGTCGTACTTGATCTATTGACTAACCCTCGCTATGGGGCCGGTCAACGCACATTCACCACAAATGCTCCTCTAAGTCAAGTCGTTTATCAGCCTGGTATAAGGTTTTCGGATATTGATTTAGCGTCTTTCTACAAAGCACAGCAATATTGCGATGATCATAAAATCACCTTTGATGCAACCATCGCTGGTGATGCGGATTCTATTGAACTCTTACGCAGCATTACTTCCACATTTCAAGGGCAACTAATTTATCTTGGTGGTGCTATCACTGTTGTTATCGATGACCGAGTTAAATCAAGTCAGATTCAAGACTATAGACTTTTCACTGAAGCCAACGTTATTCAAGAATCTAGTGGGGATAGTATCGAAACGCCTGCGTTTGTTTATGAGGGGACTGCACGTAAGGCCAGGAGCACTGCGGTACAAGTAAGTTATATCGACAGTGCAAACTTCTACAAGGAAGCGAAGGTTCTAGTTGAAGACCGAGATGCGATGCAGAAATATGGTTACAACCTTAAAAAGATTCGAGCGCTCGGTTGCACTGATAGAAACCTAGCTAAACGTCTTGGTCGTTATACATTAGCAACTAATATAAGATCCACTGAAACAGTAATGTTCAGTGTTGGCCCTGAGGGGGCAATGTTGATTCCTGGGGATGTCTGCCTTATTGGGGATCCATTAAAAACCAGAATCGAATCAGGTGGTCGAATTGTTTCTGCCACCTCTAATAAGCTTGTTGTTGACAGGCAGCTTACCAGCGGAGTCAACTATGGCACTGGCGATTGGAAGTTATATACCTATACCAATGCTGGGGTTGTGCAACGCAATACGGTTTCTTCTATAACTGGATTTAGCATTAGCTTACAGGGTTCGTTCTCATCGCTTCCTAGTTCAAATATGATGTGGATCCTTGTCAATGAAGGCTCTACTAATAACTCTTTAAATCAATTTAATCGCTATCGTATCCAAAAAATAACGGAAGATGCAGACGGTACTTTTAATGTTATAGGTATTACATATGATCATGCTAAGTACGACTATATCAACAAGGAAGAAGTGGATTATGGGGGCACACACTTTTTAAGTGGTGGGCAAAATCCTGCATTACGCGCTAATGGCATCAGTTTTAAAGTACGCAACCCGTCACCATAATGGCTGCTATTGAACCAACATCTCGCCTGACTGTTTTTTGGGAACCGCCTTCTCAGCTAGCTCAAGGAGCGCTTGATTTTATTTATGCTGGCTCTGCATTTAGTTCTGAAGTGCCTGATACCAGTGTCGACCGTTATGAGGTTGAGCTTTATAGCGAAGTTCTTGGTCGGTATGAAAGTCAAGGTTATTTTTACACCACGCAGGCTGATCTAACTCTTGGTGATGCTGCTAGCGGTAAAGTAAGGATAAGAGCGATACTTCGTGACGGCACAAAAACCAATTGGGTAACGTCCGGTACGCTTATCTTGTCTATGTTCGCGACAACTTTTGCGGATTCAGACAATGCAGTTTTCCTTAGTTTCGTCTGATGTCCTTATACGGAAGAGATGCGAATGGAGCGGACGCATACATCCGCGCCTCTGGTACAAATGCCACTACAGATGGGCTTGTCACTTTTCACGATAGCTTCAGCAACGATTTTAAATTTAAAGCCGTTGACACTGCTGTAAGTGCCGACATTATCGCCTTAGTTGCTAGTACCAAGCTCCGAGTTATGTCTTTGACCCTTAGTGCAGATGCCGCTTGCAACATCCAGTTTCAGACAGGGGGAACGGATAACGTCACTGGCAAGATTTACATACCTGTGAATGGGACGGTGCATCTATCCAACGCTTTAGGGCTGTTTGAGTCTGATTCAGGCGAAAAGATTAATGCTGTTTTAACAGGTACAGCCAACGTCGGTATTTCACTTAGTTATCGCGAGGTCTAATTGTGACCAGAGTACACGGCAAATTATTCTCAGATGATCGTACTGGTGTGTTGGTGGTCAAGCCTTCAGCACCCTTTTTTGGTGTGTCTAGGGACGAACGTGTTTATCCAGTCACTGAAGGTTCTATAGACATTGCACTTGACCCCACACCCGCTGGAGTTCATTATTTGATCGGCTACAAGCAAGATGGAGACATCCGACGTACCGATTTCACTTTACGTTGGAGGGTGCCCTCCATTCCCAGCTATGACGTGACTCCAGGGGTAGATAATTCTAAGAAGACTGCTCAACAAACTGCCCCTAAGGCGTCTGTATACGAGCGTGTTCAGTTAAAGCGTGTTGCGAGCGAGCTTACCGATACTCTTGACGACAACAGCCAACTCAGTACAGATCTGGTTGAAGCCAATTTAAGGATCAAACAGCTTCAGGATGAACTTAGAGGATATAAAAAGACTTCTGAATTGGTTTTAGCTCAACGTGATCAAACCATCGCACAACTAAGTGAGTTTTCTGAACCTGTAACCAATACTGTTTATCTGGAGAAGCCCGTACCTCCTGCAGCATTGCAATCCAGGGTATATCGCCTTGAGGGCGAGATCAAACGACTTCTTGAACTTAATGCCCAGTATTATAAATCAGTCGTACAGCTACATCAGTTACAGTTAGATAAAGCTCGTACTAATCCAGAAGAACCGCAACTTGGAGCAACTAATACTCCTCAGTCTCGGTTGTTACGCAAGCTACTCGGTAAGTAACTAATGGCTCTTGACAATATCGCAGTAACTGTACGAGAGGGTGACAGCTTTGATGAGCTGTACCTGAACATAGAGAAACCATGGGGGACACCGCATGATTTTTCAAGTTCTGTTTTGGTGGCCGACATCCGCCGTTTCTTCAATGACAGCACCACCCCGTCTTCTTCAGTCGACAGTTTTGGTGTTGTTGAGCTAGATGCAGCTAAAGGCAAGATCGCTCTGAAGCTAACCAGTCGTCAGACCGAGGCTTTGGGTCGAAATGTGCCTCTTGGGTATACAGAGCGTGGTGAATCACAGTCTGGTTTAGCCATTGCTGCTGATCCTTCTGACGAGTTACAGGGCAAGTTTTTATGGGATTTGCGTGAGTACTTTTCCTCACCACAGGCCACCATTAGTTCTATTTCTTCAGGCACATCATTTACGACTGCAGGCGGCGTAACTGCAAACAAGGTTCGTATTACTACCTCTGCCGCCCACAGGCTTACCGTTGAAGACCAGATCATTCTGTCTGGAACCGGCCAAAGTGTTTATGATGGGGTTGATTTCAACGCTAATAAACTTTCAATTATTAGTACCACTGTATTTGAAATTGACCCAACAACTGCAGGTGCTCCCGCATTTTCAGTTGGATCAACTCAAGGATCGGTGAGTGTCTATAAAGAAGACACACTTGCAATCGGGACTCTAGAAGTCCTTCCTCGTATTTCCAGAGATTCCGTCAGCTAGGTAAAACTTTATGGCCAGTGTAGAAGAAGGCGTTTCAGTTGTAACAGTAGGCAGAACCACGCCTGTTCCGGCTGGTCAGAATACTTCCGCTAATTCACTCCCTGTTGTTGTTGCATCGGATCAAACTCCGATCCCGATTCTAGATAATCTTTCCGCGCCTTCTCAGGTACGGGATGATCTTCTGGGTATCCCTCGTGTCCAGACGCCTTTGGCGATCTTTGATGATACCAACCTCATTGATGTCGACCCAAATATCTGGGCCATCAGTGAGCAAACTACTGCTGGATCAAAGGTCACCCAGGTGAACCACCTGTTGAACCAATCAGCGGCTGAATGTCGCCTTAAGGTTGCTTCAGCAAACGGGAATGTAGCCAGCCTGGTTACCAAGCAAGCCTGGCCTTATCAGACTGGTCGAATCACCAGCGCTTCGTTTGGTGCGGCTCTTTCTACTGATACATCCGCCATTATTGAATATGGCATGTTCGATGGCAGTGATGGATATTTCATCCGTGTAGTCGGAACATCCTTGTTCTATGTACGTCGCACCTCTTCAGGCGAGCGTCCATCTGATCACCTTAAGGGGTATACGCAGCAGGGAACTGACCCAACGACTTTCACTGTCGATGCAGCAGTATTAACAGCGCAACCAACTCGTACAGACTTAGGAACTATTTATAAGATCATTAGTTCTTCTCCCAATGTCATGGAGGAGATTGTTCCAAGACAATATTGGAACGGCGACAAGATGGTCGGCGAGAACGGATCAAGCCTTGTTGGAACAGCACAAGCCAGTTCTATTCATGAACTTAGCCTGACGAATCTTTGTATGGCCCGTATTGAATATGGGTGGTACGGAGGTACTGGTTCACGCCTGTTGTTCTATGTCCCCGAGGATGCGAATCTGGGAGGTGCAACCGCAAAGAATGCACGTTGGGTGATAGCTCATAATTTAAATTGCAGCGACAGAGTAGCTTTTCCATCTTTGGGGAATCCAACTTTGCCGATGCAATTCCGCATCGAGAAGTCTGGCACCCTCAGTGCTGATGCATATATCCGCAAGTACGGCGCTCAGATTTCCATCGATGGTGGGGACGCCGAGAAGCTGAGTATCTTTTCCCAGGATGGTTCCAAAGTCACTGGTATCGGAACCAGCACGTTTAAGCCTTTGTTGGCCATCCGAATTAAGGAATTGATCACTAATAACCAGGGCGAATCAAAGCGTTGCCTTTTACGTGCCTTCCCGTTGTTGTTATCAATGGTCAGCTCCAACCGAGCGCAGTTCCTGTTGGTGAAAAATCCTGACACTCTTACTGATAGCAGTTCTGCTGCAGTAACCACTTTCACCTCATCCGGCACTCTTAGTGCAGTGGAGTTTAACTCTCCCGACAGCTCATCAAATGCTATTTCTGGCTTTACAGGAGGGGAACAGCTCGCGTCCTTCTTTACAGGCGATGCAGATGCCTCTACGCAGTCATTAACCGATATCTTCAGTTACGCCCGCAGCTATCTAACCCGTGAGGCGACTGCTGCAACAGGAACAGCTGGTGATGTGCTTGTTATTGCTGCCAGATCTATTGATGCAGCATCTAACACCTGTAAAGCCAGTCTTACTTGGGGGCAACGATAATGACAACGGCCTACAACCTCCCCGAAGACGTTGGGCAAAATGCCGTCGTCAGGAACGGGGAAACGGTGCAGGCCGAGGGAACTTTTCCCAGTGGACAAAAAGCCGCTGATAAGAGTATCCCTATTGTCCTGCCGAAGGAAAATTTCACCCTACCGATAATCGATAATTATCGATTTAAAACGCAGGTTAATCGGGACTTGCTGGGTTTTCCCAGAGTCACAACTCCCTATAATTTTTTAACCAAAGACGACCAGTTCGAGATCTCTAAAGATGATTGGATCACAGAGGTCTCAGGACTCAACGAACGTCCTGACGACGACAGCACTCAATCCGCCCGCTGGACCCAGCTTTCCAACAGCAGCGCTGAGTACAGTCCTGCTCCAGTAGGAGAGATCAAATACAACGGAAACGCCAACTCGGCCCAGCTCATTTTGAGCAATAACGATGGTGGCTTTCAACGTGCTCGGATCGCATCAAAGCGTCGTTATCGCTATCAACCAGGCCGAATCGTCAGGGCCAGCCTAGCGGTGCGCCTTTCTGTCGAGGGCAGTCCAATCAGTTTGACCAGACTCTATGGTGTTGGCGACTCTTCGGACGGATTTTTTGTTCAGGTTAAGGGTGATGGCGATGGTGATCGGCTCAGCATCTTATATAGAAATAGTGCCGGAAATGGCCTTACTTATGAAACCGTTGTCCCGCGTTCGCAGTGGACCGGCGACAAGCTAGATGGTACAGGCAAGAGTAAACAAACTCTTGATCTAAGTAAGACGCACATGGTATTAGTGGAATGGGGATGGTATGGCGCAAGCGATGTAAGATTCTATTTCTTTGTTGTAGATAAGGACGATCAGTTACCCACTTCAATTACTCAAATTCCCAGAGCCAGGTGGGTTTTAGCTCATGAACTGATTCTGGCCGATACCCAGGTCCGCAACGATCTGACTGAATCAGATGGAGCTGGTGGCACCCGAGCATATGACGTTCCATCTTTGCGCACCCCGTCTCTGCCTATTTTGGTTGAGATCAATAACGGAGGGAATCTAAGCCGGTCGCATTTCATCGAGCGTTATGGCGCTTCTGTCTTGGTTGATGGTGGAACTGATGACAGGGGCAAGATCCGCGTTATCGACGCAGGATTTGATAGTGCTGTTCAACCTGTAATTGGTGGCACATATTCGGGTGCTGGACAATCGCTTGCCACGATCAGATCCAAAAATTCATTAGTCAATTCTGATGGCGAGGAGGTAGATAACTTTCTCATGACTGTCCCGACTCTGATGAATGTCGGTGCGTCCGATCTAGTCGAAATTGAGTTATGGCTTGATCCTGTGATGGTCAAACCTGATGAGGTCGGTCACATAAATGGTTCTCTGCCTTTCCGTCAAGGCGATTACGTAAACCCTTTCAACCTTGTACCGCAATTAATCACGTCTTTTGACAGCACTCAAACTGAGTTTGCTCTCACACAGGAGCCTCCTACAACAGAGCGTTTAACAGTCAATACCCAGTACGCCAGTGGTGACCCACTCTCTTTAGATGTCAGCTTTAACGATTTCAGAATTGTAAAAAGTGGCAAGCTAATCGGTACGTTCTTAGTTGATGCCAAGGGTGCGACAGTCAACTTAGAAGAGATCTTCAGCAACCAGCGCGAGGTAC